TGTTCTGAATATCCTGTTGCGGCTCATCACCAAGGACGCGGTGCATGTCCTCCCCGTCAGGGAGACCAACGATGCCGGATGATGTGAAATGTCCCTGGTGTAACGAGACAAACCTTGTGGGGGCCAGTCCCCAGCTTGAGCTGGTCGAGGACGGGCGCGGGATGATTGCTGACATCTGGTTGTGCAACACCTGCGCGAAGGTCTTCGCAGCCGGTGATACCCGGACCAGACCGCAGGGTGATGGGGATGACGGGGAGCTGGATAGCGTGGTCGAGCCTATCCACTGAGGCGGGACGACCGTCCCGCTAGCTGGCAGGTGGTCACTTCTTTTTTCGAAACTTCTTGTTGATCCGGGCGCGTTCCGGCAGGCTCTTCATGTCGGTCTTCGCCGACCATTCCGGGGCTTTGCGTTTCATCAGCTCGCCCAAGCTCCCCGCATAGGCTGCCCTTTGTTGCTTGCGACTTGTGAAAGGCATAGGTGTAGTGTAGCCGATGCGGTGTTTATGGTAGACTGATGGGGTCGTTTTTCCTAGAGCGGTCCGGGGGTTTAATGCCTTTTTCCTCCGGGCCGTTTGCCTGTACGGGCTTCCGTCTCCCGACCGTCAAAGAGACTATCTACGCACCAAAGACATGTCGATTGAAGGGTGCGGTCTGTTTCTCAAGGAACGTCTTCGCAGCGTCCACCGCCTCTTGCGGGTCGATGTCACCCCAGTCATCGCGCCGTGCAGCCACGCGGATGTAGGCCCTGAGCCAGTCCGCTTTCGTCGTCAACGGGGGAGGCGGCATCATGCCACGCGCACGAGACCAGTTCGCGCGTCTGCGCTTGGCATTCAGCCGTTTCATGATGACGTTCAGTTCATCAGGAGGCAGTTTATGGAGGTTCGTTTTTCTGGTCGTCACCTGTCCGCCCTCGGGATCTAGCCGGTGGGCACCCAGTTTCTTGATGTACAGTAGTTCGTCGGCTGTTTTATACGTGTGATCGTCCAGTTTTCTGAAAGCTTGATTTTTCAGCATTCGTGGTCCTTTCCCCTACGCGGTGGCTCCCTCGCCTGCGCTGTCTGGTGACACCACAGGTGACGGCGCGGGGCTCTCCGTGTGGTCGCGCCTCAGGGTCTCAAGTAATTGCACGATCACTTCTGCCTCACGTCCTAATGACAGACCAAAGGTGCAGACACGGTTGATGTGGGCGATAGCCCTCGACACCTCGTAGCTCAGCATCTGATCTTGTTGCCGCCGCTGCGCCTTCTGCACGTCCCGATACCCTTGGACCTGTGCGGGCAACTCAGGGTCTCGGATGAAGCGCGGAGCCTCCAACACGGTCGTCCGTGTATAGATTTTCACGCGCACCTGGCTGATAAGATGACGGGCCTGCTGGAGTCGATACTTCTCTCCCCCCACGTCATTGTCCCACTCGAAGCAGGAATGGAGGACCGACCGTCTGTCACGCGCTCTGTCCACCACGTCCTTGGGCGGGAGCTTCCCTCCCCGCTCGTCTGACATCTCGACTATCGTGTTGTGTGCCTCTATTGATGCTGCCATATGCCCCTTTCGTTAAGAAATAAAACACCAAACCCAACCCCACCCTACCAATCCTCACCTGACCAAACCAGACCTCACCTGAACTGCCCTACCACATCCCACCGAACCGGACCGCACCCTACCAGACCGAACCAAACCCAACCGCAACTGCCTCACCACACCCTACCGAACCGAACCGGACCCGACCTAACCCGACCTTGCCAGACCCTACCGAACCTAACCGGAACTGCCCTACCTCACCGCACCCGACCTTACCAAACCAAACCCAACCTTAACTGCCAGACCAAACCTGACCTTACTAGACCAGACCCGACCTAACCAAACCACACCTTAACTGCCCTACCCGACCGGACCATACCCTGCCAAACCGCACCGGACCTAACCACACCAGACCTCAACTGCCCTACCTCACCGCACAACACCTGACCCCACCTTACCCAACCGAACCTCGCCCAACCCGACCCCACCTCAACTGCCCTACCCAACCGTACCCGACCTCGCCCTACCAAACCGGACCCGACCCTAACTGCCCTACCTGACCGTGCCTCACCGTACCCGACCAGACCTCACCTCACCAGACCTAACCTCACCGCGCCCAACCTTAACTGCCCGACCGCACCTCACCGCACCAGACAACACCTGACCACACCAAACCGGTCCCCACCTGAACTGCCCTACCAGACCGTACCCTACCTTACCGAACCAGACCCTATCCAACCGAACCGCAACTGCCCGACCAGACCGCACCGCACCGCACCGCACCTTACCGCACCAGACCGCACCTGACCGGACCCTACCCCAACTGCCAGACCAGACCGTACCCTACCTTACCGAACCGCACCCTACCCAACCGAACCGCACCTAACCGTAACTGCCCGACCCCACCTCACCATACCCGACCGGACCCTACCACACCGCAACTGCCCGACCCCACCTCACCATGCCACATCAGACCTCACCGGACCAGACCTCACCTCAACTGCCAGACCCCACCTCAACTGCCCGACCAAACCACACCGAACCGAACCTGACCGCACCTAACCCAACCATAACTGCCTTACCTCACCATGCCAGACCGTACCCGACCGAACCTGACCATACCCGACCGTACCCCACCGTAACTGCCTCACCGTACCGAACCGGACCGAACCTGACCGAACCGCACCCAACCACACCCTTCCTGACCATAACTGCCAGATCAGCGCCTCCGTCCTACCCGGCGATGGCGCTTTCTTTGAAGTCATTCATGATGGGATCTGGAACGAACGACACCCCGTCATCCCCATCACAATGCGACACGAAATACGCCAACATACGCTCGGTGAAGTCATCGTACGTGTCAGGAAAGGTGGTCTTGAAGTCAGGATGCATCGCCGCGTATTGCGCCTCTCGCCCCCCCGTCGAACGAATCCGATCCCAGGCGTCCTGCTCCTTGTCAGTACTAACAATGCCAAACTGACCGTACGCCCCCCCCTTTTCTGGTCTCCAGTCTCCCAGGCCCATCACCAGCCCCGCATTCGAGAGCAATGTCATCACCACTTTTGGCGTGAGATGGGGCTTAAAGTACGAGATGACCAGTTCCGCGCACCATTCAGGGAGCACCGCACGGGTACGGATATCAGGCGTACGCGATGGGCCAGACATCCGCACCGTGGCCATGTGGATCTGGGGGACGCCGTACATCGGCACATGTTCTGGAGTCACCCGTAAGAGCCGTCCAATTCCCGCCTTGCTCGCGGTCCCCACTGAATCCATTGCCGCTCCCCGCATCGCTGCTTTAGGTTGACAAGAGGGAAGATGCAGATATGTCTCCTCCATCCGCGTGTCACGATACGTCGAGTTCAGGTACTCCTCTGGGACGAGATGTTTGATGGTCGCTTTCCGGTCAATCGCCTTCCGAGAGGCGACCGTGGGCATCAGGAGTTGATACGCACTCTTGTCGGAAATTGAATGATACAGGTACGGCGTTTTTCCAATGATCTTCACGCTCATGGCCGACTCGGCCAGTTTCTTCACCTCGATCACGTCGTTCTTTTTCTTTACGATCATCGTTTTTCCTTTCATGTTGTGGCGCATCCGTGCGCCGCTGCGTTTCTGCTTCACACCGGGGACAGCCCCGGCCATTCCAGTGGTCCTCCCACGGGATTCCAAAACAACACGCGAGCCTACCTTCCGGCGTGCGGTTGTAAGTCTTCTTCCCAGTCGTCATGCGTCCATCCACAAGCCCTGCACTCCAGAGGACGCCCCGCGAGAGGCCCGTCGCATTCAGGGCATTCAGGGGGGTCGTCTGGTGGATCGAGCTGATAGTCTGGGAGTCGATTACCTAACATGTGTCCTCCTGTCGATCTAGTCATCACCCATCTCGGCGCGTTTCTCCTCATTCCACGCCTGGACCTTGCGTTGATAGTCGCGCTCCAGTCCCACCTCGATGGTCTGCCGCAGCTCCACTGGCTTTGGAAACCAGTCATCACACGCCGCTGCCGTCTTCATCGCCCGTTTGACGTCAGTGATGTCAAATTCAGCCAGTGCCCGGAAATACACCTCGACCAGCGGCGGGCTCGCCTTCGCCCGAAACACCACCGCGAGCAGGCGGAGACCCAGAGAAAAGGCGGCGCGGTCATCGGTCCTCATCACCAGCTCCTTAACAGGACTGTCCCCAGGTCAGCGGCGTGGAGACACAGTGTCAGCACGTAGAAGACAGAGAGGCTGGTGAGCAGCCAATACCATGAGTAGTCGGTCACGAGCCCAGCCCTTTCAGGATCTTGTCCGGTTCGACAACGTCTTCTGGACATTTTCCCTGCACCACGGCAATTGCTTCCGGGAGAGAAGTCACGTAATGGATAGGCCACCCCTCCTCCGTCAGAGTTTTTTGCTGTTGCGTACGGCGTGTGCGACTCGTCGGCGTTTTGACCTCGATGAGCCAGAGCCTCCCGTGATGCAAGCACAAGAGATCCACTGGGTCGAGACGCAGAATGCGACAGCCGATCTGTCGCAGGCCACGGACGATTCCCAGCTCGTTGAGATCTCGCTTAACCCCGTACCTTTTGAGGGTCACCGGTCGTTCCTGTGACCTCGCGCGTGCCAGTCAATTGGCCATGTCCACGCGGGACCTTGATAATCTGTGTCGTCATCAGTTAATCGACGATGGTCCTTGATCCACCCATCTGACATCCTGTCCGCAGGCGGTTGGCTCCCCTCCGCGACCCATCTCAAGAGCCGTGAAAGCAGGCCCAGGCCCATCAAAACCCCACTCTGAGGCCGTACGACGCTCCGCTATATTGATCGACAGCCACCCTTTATCGCTGACGAACTCGCCGGATTCAATTTGGTCGAGCAAGAACTTCACCAGCGTCTCCGCATGCACGCTAAAGCGTAAGAGGTGTCCACCGTTCTTGAAGGAAACCTGTTTCACTGAAGACTTGGGTATGTATATCTTGTCCATCCTTAACCTCTCTGTATGTCGATCAATGTTTGAATGGTCTTAACTTCACTCTCGACTTCATCGCAAAACGCCCGGAGCTGTGCTTCGTACGTCTCCAGTTCCTCTGTCACCTGCGCTCTGTAAAGCGTCGTCGTATACAACTGCAACTCGGGCACCATGTCCTCGCACCAACTTGCGTACACCACGTAATCGCGCTCAGTCACCCAGAGAAGATGCAGGAGCTGCTGATGATGGCGTGCGGGCACTGCCCCGAGACCGGAGTCCCGGTCATCGGCGTGGCTCCAGAGCGCGATCTGAATAGCACTACGTGGGGCTTTGGCCTCGATGATCCCTGATGTCCCCATTAAGCCATCTGGACTAGCTCCAACGGGGAGATCATCATGCGCCAGGTAACCCATTGTGGTGATCGGTTCGCCGCGCAGGACTTCGACCTGACTGATGATGATCTTCTCTGCCGCGATGCCACGTTCCATGTCCGCGTTTGTATACGTATTTTCAGCCACGGTAACGCCGAATGTTGAGAGGGCCACACGCGTACGGAGGTCTCTGCGTGCGGCAGGCTCTCCGCCGGACTTCAGCTTGCCTGTGACCGCCTTCGCGTCTGAGCTGCCGACTCGTCCCGCTCTGAGCGCGAACCATTCCGGGCTCCGTTGCTCAAGATTAGGGTAGGCATACATCAGTCCACCTCCCCAGTTAGCGCCTTCAGTTCCAGCCAGCTCTCTTTGAAAAGCCTCACCTTATGCTTATCGGTTGCCTCGCCTGCCGCCTTGCACAGAGCTTTGAACTCGCCAGTCTGCGCCGCCTCCTTACAGATCGCCGCGTATATCTGATACGTGGCCTCGTCCTCGCTGTCTACCGGGGGAAGGATGGCAGGGATGTCAGGTGGAGGCGTCTCCGCCTGCGCCATCTCGTCAGGCGTATAGAGCCCGGAGAGCTGGAGTGGGAAAGCGCAGCGATAGGCCGCCGCTTGGCTAGT